CATACCGTACAAAATTATTACAAGTCTCAGTATGGGCGTTCATATTTCACACCAAGTAGTGAATCAACGTATGATACAAGATATTTCACATACCACTTTTGTCTAAATGCTTCGGATTATAATCCATCTGGGACATTAAATTTCAGTCGTATAGATAATGCATCTATTACTCTACATGGTGCCGAAAAGGGTTCTTCTCGACCAGCAAACCAAGAAATTTCTATATATGCGGTTAATTACAATGTTCTGAGAATACGAAACGGTTTATCAGGAATTCTATTTGGTAATTAAATTTAATGAGAGGGAAAACCTCAGTATAGATTTAACATTTACGCCCTGATGGCGTCGGACACAGCTAACGCGATAACTCCGACAATAAAAGCTATCACGATGTAATTTAATTCACTTTCTTCAGTGCCACCCTGTACAACAACCTTGGGTGTATCAATGGGTTCGGGTTTTTTCTTTGGAGGATCCAGTTCCTCCAAAGGATAGTATGCTATCATTTATATATGTTTAGAGATTAATTTCCTTTTTCGTTTTCTTTTGCCTGGTACGTTTGGGTTTCGATGAGGCAACATTTACCTCCTTTACTTCACCACCGGTTGAATCACCGGAGATCGATATGATATCAGAAATATCATCGTCCATGTCAACCAATTGCTCTGTATTTTGGGAAATAGCTGATGTATTCATTGGTGGTGTTGGGGGCATCATAATACCCCCCATAAGGCTGGAGATGTCAATACCAGGCCCCTGCATTTCATACTCACCTGAACCACCGACGGGGGCGTCAGTGGCCGGACCACCCGTTTTACGAGTCGTGTTCTGAACAGCTGACATCATATTCTTTACGAGATCGGGGTTCTGTTTAATAACATCGTTCATATTTGGCATTATCGATTTGAACATACTATTGGTCAAATGAAACATCATCGCTGAACCACCTAACATCATGATCAATTTCACTTCTGGAGCGACATTAATCTTTGATCGGTATTTAACATATAATTCTTCAAAGACGCCGTCATAATCGTCTACATTCTCCATCACGGATTCTGACCAACCCTCAAGTTGAATCTCAAAGGGATTGTACCGCTTATTGAGAAATTCCAGTCCGGTCACACACGCTACAAGCATTCGTCTGGAAAACCGAACTGACTGTTCAACATCTATACTGTAAGTGATACGCTTTACTTCGGTACGGAGTTCGTCGACGTTTGAATAAGCATTCAATCGTTTGTTTACAGCAAATCCCTTCTTTTCCAGGCGTCCTAATTTGTTAATTAGATCCGCCTTTTCTTCATCGATAGAAGAATACCCTTTGGAAGGTTTTTCTTCTTCGTCCTGACCTGGACCTGATCCTGGTCCATAGTCCTCACCGTCATCGAAAAAATTACCATCTTCTTCACCATAATCAATTTCTTCATCTGGAGCCGTAGCGTTTTGGTTCGTCTGTTTATTAGGGTTTACGAAAGCATCCATACTTTCTTGTCGCTCTGATGTTTGTGGTGGTGGATTATAAACATTACGACTTGGTCGGGAAACACGCTGGGGTTTGGGAGCAGAAACTTCAATTTCATCCATGATGGCCTGTTCATCTGCATCCAATTTCATAACACTAGTATGTCCTCGATCGAGTACAATCTCTTCGTCCATCTACTCTTTATACAGAAACTAAAAAAATAATCTTTAACGCGGTTTAAAAAAATGTTGGTTCATTATAAAATGTTTACTCTGAACCGTGTCAACCGTAACGCCATTATGATGATAGTTCTGCTTCTCGTATTTATTTCGGCACTCGGTGCTTTCAGGACAAGCGCGTTTCAAGCTATGCCAATCACAACCAAAACTGTGAGTGACCAATCCATTTTCGATTTACCAGTTGATTTGAAATGTACCGCGGGTTCGGGTAAGACTGGTAGTCCATACTCAAAGGGTTTAACTCCAGGGGGAGTATGTGGTGCCCAAAAACTTGTCTCTGAGCAGGCTGGGTATGATATCACAGGTGGGATTGGTGGATCTTTAATCTAAGTTAATACTATATGGCATTAATTACAGCCCCTACTCAATTGATTCCTGATCTTCAACATGAATATCATACTGTGACTATTGATACTATCGGACAAACAGCTTCCAATGCTTTCACGTGTCATCTTCAAAATCCACTAAAAAATGTTGTCCAGGCTAAACTATTGGCTGCTAACATTAATACGACAGTTGCTACGAAACACTGTTACGTTTCCATAGAGGAACTTGATAGTATTTTCACAGAACGTGCCTCCAATGAACCAAATGGTCAAGCCGCTACAAGTATCGTTCGCAATTCATTTGCGAGTATCATAGGTGACGGTACAGCATCGTTCAATTTCAAAGATAATTATCCCCTTGTGACACAATATGTCAATCCGATCCGTAGCATTGATCGTTTCACTGTAAATATTAGAAACCAAACTGGTGTACCTATTACACCATCTAGTCCCGCGAAAAATAATTTTTTAGTTATTCGATTCGTGTGTAGAAAACCCAATTTGTAATTTTCTCTCGTTAAAGTAGTATACCATGTCTGCTGGTGTTGTTCAATTGATTGCCATCGGTGCTCAGGATGAATATATTGTGGGTAACCCCGAAATATCTTTCTTTAGTTCAACCTTCAAAAGACATGCTAATTTTTCACAGTCCATCGAAAAACAAACAATCCATGGAGGGGTGAAAAACAATTCTATGTCCAGTATTCAATTTGAAAGAACTGGCGATATGTTAAGCTATGTGTATTTTACACTTGATGACACGACTCAAGCACTTGATGTCCAACGGTGGGACACTATCATTGATAAGGTGGAGTTATATATTGGTGGTTCTCTAGTAGACTCCCAAGACTCCATCTTTACTGAAAAGATTGCTATCGATACATTCGCACAAAATGTATCAAAAAGTGCGAATGGTACACACCCAGGTGTATCTGCACGTTCCTATTTTTACCCCCTCCGGTTCTTTTTCTGTGAAGGGCCACAATGTGCTTTACCTCTCGTTGCATTGAACTATCATAATGTCGAAATCAGGATTCATTGGGCTACAGCAGCATCGAACTATAATGTAGAATGTTTCGCCAATTATTACTACCTTGATAACGAAGAGCGAGGTAATATTGCATCACGAAAACACGATCTTCTCATCACACAAGTTCAAAAAAATATTCCATCCGGAGAATTAATTCAAGATTTAACATTTAATCATCCCGTGAAGTACCTAGCATCTTCAGATACAACCACTGATGGTGCTCTCACCTCACCTACAAATAAAGTAAAATTAAATATAAATGGTCTAGATGTTAGTAATTATAGATGGGGGAAGCCACACTATATAGACGTCATGAATTATTACCATACAAACTTTGTAACATCTCCAGATTTCTTTTTGTATTGCTTCTGTCTTTCTACAAGTTCTCTTCAACCCACGGGAACTCTAAACTTTAGTCGTCTTGCTTCCGCTAAAATCATGAGTGAAAAGATGCTTATTACACACCCCATATACGCAGTCAACTATAACATATTACGTATAGAGAATGGTATGGCAGGCCTTCTTTACGCGAATTAAAATACCAGACTATATTAAATGGTCAAGAATTTGCCGACGGTGGAGAGATCCACTAAAATTAGATTTGGTAAAAACGCTCTAGAGGATCAGGCAGAGAATACCATTGTTTTTAACGCGAGTAATACAGAATTACAAGCTACTCAATCTGGTGCTGTATACCTGACCCCTATTCGTTTTAGAGAAGACTTTTCAGATCCTGAAATTGTACTTTTAATGTATGATAAATCAACGGGTGAAATAACTGAATCTGGATCAAGTGCCTCTACAGCTGTAGAACCCCCTTTCCAATCCGTGTCAGGATTTGGTAACACGACGACTTATACAATGGAATTTAATAACCCAACAACAGCATTAACTGCGGGTGGTAATGTATATATAACTGGTGATCTAGAAGTTTTAGGAAATGTACAAATTAATAATGGAACTATCACAGAAATTAAAACAACAGATTTGGTTGTCGAAGATCGTATAATTGGGATCGCCAACAATAATAATCAATCTGGGTTAGATATTGGTCTGATAATGAATTACCCAGAAAAAAATGTAGCTATCATCCATCATGGGGATGAAACACCTAAACGATTATCAATCGGATATACATTAAATACACATACAGATACGAGTATCACCTCGGATAGTAATGTTTTGACTTTAGATGTTTTAGGTAATTTACAAGTTCAAAATAATATTACTGTAACAGAAACGGGAACATTTGACCATCTTGTAGCAGATTCTATAACAATCAAAACAGATTCATTTCATGTAGATTCTTCAACATCCAATGTTGGTATAGGAACTAGTACACCCGCATTTAATTTAGATGTACATGGTACTTCGAATGTTGGAACACTTACAGCCCTATCTGGTGCATTCACTGGGCCAGTTTCGGGGACCACTGGTACTTTCACGAGTGATGTTATTGGAACCAGTTACACCGGTGGTCCAATCTCGGGAACTACAGGACTCCTGTCAAGTACACTTGAAAGTGGTGCATTCACCGCAACGAGTGCCCAAATAAATGGTATAGTCAATACTACCGGAAACCTAGCCGTTAACACAAACGCTATACTCGTCGATGCCATTAATAAAAGGGTAGGTATAGGGAAAACTCCCACCGCTAATCTAGATGTGCTAGGTAACATCACTTCAAATGGTGCCATTACATCCACCTCAGGACTCTTCACTGGTGATGGTGGAGAACTTTCCAATTTACAAGTCTCTAGTCTATCTGGTGATTACGTTCAATCTATGACCGGTGGTGATGGTATCACTGTCACTGGTGGATCAGGTGAAAGTTCCATTCCGAGCGTTGCAGTCGACCTGAAAGTGAATGGTGGTCTCGTTATTGAAAGCTCCAAGGTTGCCGTCGATCTTGGTGCTTCAGCTATAACCGGAACCCTCGCAGTTGCTGATGGTGGTAGTGGTGTTACAGTTAGTACGGGATCTACAAAAGTCGTATTATCCGACAGTCCTACACTCACTGGAACGTTGACCGCCGCTACTGCTAACTTTAGTGGTGATCTAACTGTGGGTGGAAATTATCTAGTTGTAGACGTTTCTGCTTCTAGTGTAGGTATCGGGACCGCAACACCTGCGTTCAATCTAGATGTTCATGGTACAGCGAATGTTGGTACACTGACTGCTACAACAGGTACTTTTAGTGGGACACTTTCAAGTGCTGGTTTTACCGCAACAACTGGACAGTTTAATGGAACCTTAGCATCCACAAATGATTTTACTGTAGGTGTAGATAAACTAGTCGTAGATGTGTCTACTTCAAGTGTAGGTATTGGAGTGGATTCACCAGCTTTCAATTTAGATGTTAACGGCACAGCAAATGTTGGAGTATTAACAACAACAAAGGCTGCGACGTTTGGTGCTACAAAAACATTCGTGGTGAGAGCAGACGGTGGAGCGTATTACATTGATGATGTTATACGCAAACCCCTCGTATTCCATGAAAACCAGACGTATATTTTCGACTTATCTCATAGTAGTCTTGCCGGTTCACCCGGTCACCCTTTCTCATTTTCGACTGGGGGTACCGACGGTAGTGGGGTGGCGTATTCTGCTGGTATAACATCCTCGGGAACTGCGGGAACTGCAGGCGCAAAGAAAACATTTGTCGTTCCACCGAGTACGACTTCACCCATTTACTATTATTGTAGTGTACATGGTGGTATGGGAAGTACTATTACTATCGCGACGACCCCAGAGGTAATTGTGTCCGGAAACCTGGACACTGTAACCGCGACCCTGTCAGATGATCTATCTGTAGGTGTCGATAAGCTATTTGTAGACGTTTCTGCTTCTGGTGTAGGTATTGGAACTACAACACCCGCTTTCAATTTAGATGTACATGGTACAGCAAATGTTGGTACATTCACAGCCACGACAGCAAATCTCGGTGGATTGACTACCACTACAGGAACTCTCACAGATGATCTAATCGTGGGTGTCAATAAATTAGTTGTAGACGTTTCTGCTTCTAGTGTAGGTATTGGGACCGCAACACCGGCGTTCAATCTAGATGTTCATGGTACATCAAATGTTGGTACATTGACTGCCACAACAGTAATTGTAAATTCAGATATTTCATCGACCAGTGCTACAACAGGATCGGTGATTGTAACTGGTGGTATAGGTCTTACAGGTAATGTATACGCTAGTGGTAATGTTTATGCTCAATCAGAACAGGCTGGTCTCTCTCATTTAGGACGAGCTAAAATAGGTTTCGATGGTACTAACACCGACGAAGCGGCTTACTCACATGAAGATTATATGAGTAGTACGGCATATGCGTTAAAACAAACCGCTACTTCAGGTGATACACATCTAAACACTCCAACTGGTGGACACATTGGTTTCAGTGTAAATAATACCGAAGTGGGTAGATTCACTGGCCTAGGTGATTTCCTCGTTGATACTGACACCCTCTATGTCGATGCTTCCCAACATTGTGTGGGTATAGAAACGACAACACCCCACGCAAATCTCCATGTATCAGGTAACGTATACGTCACGGAAGAGATTACATCAGCTACCAATGTTAACGCGGCTAAGGTTTACTCGAGTAGTGGTATGGTAATTAACACAGGTTCGGCGTGTAAGAAGTTTTATAGTTACAAGGGGACGATCCCTAATGGTATAAGTGCATCGGATGCAGCTATAAAACTCACATTTTCAACTAATATTTTTTACGCTAAAATCGTTGCCCACTTGATTGAAGCAGATAATGAATTTAGTAATATGTCATTAGAAGTTGGTGGTGGTCATAGGGATGGTGATAACTCACCTACACAACTCGCAATCGCAACTGGTTCTATATCAGTCTTTGGTAATACAAGTACCAATCCATGGGATACACAAGTCGCAACAACAACGACTACAGTAACACTCAAACCATCCACTACCACTAGTACAACTGATAGTAATTCTGGAAATGTTGATTATAATTTATTCATCGAATATATTTCACCCGATTCAACAACTGGTAAATTGGCATCTATACATGGTTACTCCGGTAGTTCGGCTGATCAAGAATTGGTAACTTTCAACTATTAAAATATATTTAGATATAAATGGATAAAATCCGTGATATTGAAGTGGAAGAGTACGACTTCGAATTTGTGTCAACAAATCCTAATATATATGACCAATCTTTATTACAGACACACGAAGTTTTTAAAAAAATGAATCCACCGATTTCTTGTGAAACCAATGGTCATTTAATAAAAATGAATACTCCATGTAAATATATTAGGGAAAAATTTAAAGTTATTTTCCGTGATCATGGAGAATTTATTGTACAAGAAGTTATTGATGAATCAAATTTTACAATAGTGATACCTTCAGATTTACCAAAAGATGTTATATTAGAAACTATTAGTACTAACAATGTAAAAGTAATTAAAAAAGAATATAGAGATGTGCTATCCATTTATGCCATCAAAGAACTTGATAAAGACATTCGAGATACGAAAAATGAACTTAATAAAGAGATTCGAGATACCACAAGCAATATTGTAACAGAGATTAAATACAGAACACTGAACTCCAGGATCAGTATGTTAGAAAATATAATTGTATCACTTTGTAAACGTATAGAAACAATAGAAAAAGTATAAACTAATGATAGATGAGCAGTGACATTAACGTTCAAACATTCTCAGGGAAGGTTAATATTACAAGTAATTTATTAGTGGGCTCCTCACACCTCTTCGTAGACACCATAAACAATAGGGTTGGTCT